TAAGGGTCTGGGTAGCCGGTGGCACCAGGGGTGGGGTTGAGTGAATCAAAGTTGTTTCCATTGCCAGCCAGGTTGGCAACAGAGTACCAGTTGTTTCCATTGAACCAACCAGGGCCGGCAGTGTCAACCGCACCAGCATCATTGAACATGTTGTTGTTGATGAAGGAGCTGGAGGTGAGGGCGGTAGCATTCCTGCCACCGAAGGCGTGGATGGCATTGGGAAGAGCATCAACGGCGTCGGTGTAGTTGAAGGGCTGGGCACCGAGAAGGCCGTAAAGGAGCTGGCTGCACTCAAGAGAAGAGCAGTAGTCAACATTGCTGTCGGGCTGGACAACCCAGATGAGCTCCTTGACGGGGTGGTTGAAGTTGAGCTTGATCTTGTTGGAAGAGGAACCGACGGACTCATCACCGGTGAACTGGAGCTGCTCAATGAGGTACTCGTGGGGGTTCTGGGCCATGCGCCTGCGCTCATCAGTGTCCAAGAAGACGTAGTCAACGTAGAGGGAGGCGGCAACGAGGGACTGGTTGTAAGCAGTGACGACCTTGCCACCCTGGGAGGGCAGACCGCAGTTCAAAGAACCGACAGCCCACAAGCACTCGTCAATGGGGCGGATATCAAGGTTGATCTTGACCTCGTGGTACTGGAGGGCGATGAGGGGGAGGGCAAGACCGGGGTTACGGCAGTACCAGAACTGGAAGGGCACGTAGAGGGTGGTCTCGGGGAGGGCGTTACGGGGAGCGCAAACCTGGCGAGGGGCGTTGGCCTGGCAAGGACCGTCAACATCGTTAAAAGAGGGGTCGGTAATGTAAGTGAGCTGGGTGGTGTTGCCGATCATGGCAAAGTAGCCGGGGCGCTGGTCCACGGTCAGGGTGAGCTGGTTCCAGATGTGCATCCAATCACCGTACTGGCGGTCAATGCGCTGGCCACCGATCTCAACCTCAACCTGAGAGACGATCTGCTCACCGGGGAAGTCAAGCCAACGGGCATAAACACCGTCCTGAAGGTTGCCCTTCATCTGCTGGTTGATCTCGGGGAGAGTAACCTGAAGGTAAGTGCGGTAAGCCAAATCACCGTTGCGGGAGATGGTGCAGGTCACGCGGCGACCGAAATCGGCCTGGCCGTTGAAAGTCTGCTCAATGGACTCCATAGCAAAGTTGGTGTAACGCTTGTAGGAAACCTTCCAGAAGGTAATCTGGGGATTACCAGTCAAATAAACGTCTTGAGCGCCATAGGCGACAAGTTGCATCAATCCTCCTCCCATTTTAGTTGTTGTTGGTTATAATATGCCTAAAGAAAAAAAATTCGGGAAAACAAATGAATTAAACTTAAATTACATGGTTTAATGCACGGATGCGCATTTAAATCATGCATCATGGAATTGGGTTGGATCACAAATTTATGACTCCAAACTAAGGTTGTTTTTCATGAACTGGGTCAAATATTCATCATCCTCATACATTTTATACTGCCCGTTGTGTTTTTTCACAAACACATAGTTGTTGCATGTGTTGGATGGGTTGGATTGTTTCTTAATGTTCCATCCGCCTTCCAGCGCGTTGTGCAAAAATGTCAACAACTGAATTCGCTTAATTTCATGGACGGGGGCGGACACCAACCTTGCTAAATACACATGGGCATATGTCATTTTGGACCCATCCTTGTGTTTCAAAATGTATGTATCATTGCGTTTTTTTATGCTCCATTTTTGTTCCAACAATTTGAAAAAAAAGGACATTTGGGTCAACGCCTGTTCCGGCAATGCCGTTTGGTGGTCGTGCTCCATTGTGGTTCCTCCTGCTCCGCCCTTGATTCCTAAATATTATTATAAAATGATAAATATATGATTAACATTACGCTAAATAATATATTAAATATATACATTGCATTACACTTATCAACTTATCCACTGAGGTCCATTTCGCCCACCCCTGGTCATGTCTCCGCCCAACAACTCGTTCAAGCAAAAAACCAACAAGAAAATCATGCTTGATGAAAAAAGCATCGTGACCTTGGACAGCAAGCACCGCGAGCACCAAGCCAAAATCGCGAAACTAAAGTCGGACACCATTCCCCGATTGGTAAAAGAAAAGCGGGCATTGAAACAACAGCTGATCGCAAACCCGCCCAATGCGGTTGAATTGCAGGAACGGATTGCGGAGCTGCGGGCCACCATTCGCGAACATCAGCAAGAGTGCAAAAACTACTACCTGGACAACAACGAAATCATATTTGATTACTTTGAAAACAAGCAACAAATATGCAACGGGAACAACAAGACCAAAATCTTGAACGACTTTTTTCGCGTGGAGTGCGTGTCCAAAGAAGACGAGCTGAAGCGCATGAACCAGAGCAACGTGCAGCAGTATTTGACCAATTTGGACCCGTCCTACATTGACATCAGCAAGTACGTGTTTCAGACCGACGTGTGTCGGTATTGCCACGCCGGCGAAATGATCCCGGTTGACAACGAAGGCATCATGGTGTGCAACAACTGTTCCATACATGTCAGCTACTTGGTGGAGAACGAGAAGCCGTCGTACAAGGAGCCGCCCAAGGAGGCGTGCTTTTACGCCTACAAGCGCATCAACCACTTCAAGGAAATTCTGGCGCAGTTCCAGGCCAAGGAAACCACGCAGATTCCGCCCGACGTTCTGGAAAACATAAAACACCAAATTAAAAAGGAGAGAATTGACCTGCACACGCAGCTCACCGACAAAAAGGCGAAGGAAATTCTGAAGAAGCTGGGATACAACAAGTACTACGAGCACATCCCGTTCATCAAGGAAAAGCTGGGCATCAAGCCGCCCGTCATGTCGCCCGAACTGGAGGAAACGCTGTGCAACCTGTTCATGGAAATTCAGGGGCCGTATGCCAAGTTCTGCCCGGAAGACCGCGTCAACTTCCTGAATTATTACTACACCGTGTACAAGCTGTGCGAGCTGCTGAACCAGCGCGAGTTCCTGTCCTATTTCCCCATGCTGAAGGACCGAGAGAAACGCATTGAACAGGACGAAATCTGGAAGAAAATATGCGAGGAGCTCAACTGGGAATTCATTCCGACCATCTGAATCCGGGGAACGTAGTTCCCCGCACCCCTCCTCCGAACCTTTCCCTTTCATGTTTTGCCCATTAGACCCCCACTCCGAGGAAGGGTTCGGGGCGCCAAGGCACGTGGTTCTCTGATTTAGTGTCTCCTACACTTCCGGGACTTCCGGGACTTCTTGGCTGGAACACACCACGATTGGATTTGGATTTGGATTTGGATTTGGGTTTGGATTTGGATTTGGATTTCCTTACCATTTTTCGGGTTGCTTTTTTTCTTGTCCCTCCAAGTTTTGACGGACGAAACGACAACGACGACGACACATTGTCCACCGATTTGAATTCGTCCTTTTGGTCTTCATCATTGCACGTTGACATGTGTTCAAAATCAATCAATTTGTATTGTGGCTTTTCCCCAAGACACAAAACAACATTGCCAATGTGCAAATCATTGTGGCAATATCCGTTTGAATGAAGCAATTTTAATGCGGAACGCATGTGTCGTTTAAACACGTTGGAATTGAAAGATGAACCGAACAATGGATTGTGATTGTTGATGCACAATTTAATCAATATGATATAAACTGTATTCACAGTTACATCGTCCATCCTAATCCCATGTTTAAACCGCATTTTAAACCCGTAGTTGCCTTCATATGAAGAATACTGTGTATATTCACTAATGAAATTATTCAATCCGGCGAGAATGACAACTTTTTGATACTCTCTATTGAACCCGCTGTCCTCCAGTGTTTTTCCACGCATCATTTCTGGGGGGAAAAATATTTTCATGCATATACCATTCTTTCTCAAATGTGTGAAAAAATCCAAAGTGTTGATTTTAACATCATCATCCTCATTATGAGGAATGATTGTGATTTCATCACTCATGTCCATCAAAATTTGGTCAACGCAATGAATGTAACCGCTTTCTCCTTTACCGATTGTGGGCAAATCGGATAAATTCATGAATTGTTAGGAGTTGTTTTGTATTACATTATGCAATACAAAATATTTTTTTCTGAACGAGAGAGTTGACGCGCACCTTGCAATTGCTTATCACAATAAATGTATTTCAATTGGGGGCAGCTTGAAACATCAACATTGATATTTTCACCACTAATTCAATGCATGACAATGCCAATATCAAAGCTTCCTGGAGTAAGGTTGTTGCTGTATACAGTGTCATTTGAAATGCCACTTTGAACAGTAAAAACTACATTTGAGTCAATGTTAAGAA